TCGATCCAAGTCTGACAGCTTGGGGTCCAGCATGAACTGCATGGCGAACCCTGACTTACCATAGGATGCTTCGCGCTCTGCTAGGTCGATCTCGTTGAAGCGACTGGGTTCGGTGGGTCTACCGGTGTTCTCATCATCCACACAGGACTCTGCGATGTTACCTCGGTAGACCTTTTCGGACTTGTCTTTTGTTATTGTCTTTGCGGGCCACACGCGCATCTCGTAGTCCCGTTCAAGCATCTTGTTATAAATGCTGTCCTCACACTGGGGTGTCCCAAGGAAAAGGATGCGGCTGTTGTCCTCGGGCTTAAGGATGGCTTCGAACTCCTTGACTTGCTCAGAAAGCTTGTCGCGCATTGACTGTGTTGCGGAGTTGTTTGGGACCTCCACGTCATCGGCAACAATGATGTCTGCTCGGGAGCCGGTAAGCTGGGATGTTATTCCAAGGGACTTGACCGAGGGTGCATGGGATGCTTGGGCTGGTCCGACATCAAAGGAGATCTTGGAGAAGCGTTGTTTGTCCCCGGGCATCAGGTGAGCCAATACGGGCATCTCATGGATCAACCTAAGGGTGAACGTAGAGAAGTCATCGGCGCGGTTCTTGGATGCGGAGACAACCAGGATGTTCTTTTGTGGGTCAAGGAGTAACTGGTGGACCACAAAGGCAGAACAGATCCACGACTTGCCGACTCCGCGAAACCCTTGGATGACCCCTCGGCGCGGACCTTTTTGCATCCACTCGGCGATCTCGTATTGGATTGGAGTGGGTGCCGGAAGCGTAAGGTGGTTCCATGTCATCCAAAGGAAGTTACGGAAGTCCTTAAGCTGTGGTGGAATAGTGTTACTCATTCATTAACAACTTTATCAGTTGGGTCTTCGAATGGAAGTAAATTAACAAGTGCTTCAAGGGGTGAGTCTTTGGTGACACTTGCCGTGATGTTATTGTCCTTAAGTAACTGACGTGCAGCGTTTAACAAGGCAGGCGCAGGGTCACCATGTTTGATTTGATCTATAAATGTATCTATCAAAAGGTCCTGCAACCCTTCCATTTTTATACTTCGTTTCTCGTCGCTCATCTCTTTTTGTTAGTTATTAAATGATATATTTTTATTAACATATACAACAGGGTAGATATACCTACCGCAATAGCAACAATGGTGTTAACTTGTTCGAGTGTTATGTTTGCAATCAATCCGGTAATACCTACAAGTGGAGTATTCAGAGACGAGTTCATCGTATTGTGTTATGCAAAGGTGCTTCCGAAGACGACGAAGTCAATAGACCTGCCTGAAGCTGTGGTAGTGTTCAAGTCTATGACAAATCCTGATGTTGCTTTACTGACAACTGAAGGCGCATTGTAGGCTGCTCCTGTCCCTTTGATAGTTAACAGCACAACATAGTCCGTCGTGTCTAAATCTTCCGTAAAGTTAATTGTTCGTTCAGCAGTATTAGCAGACACAGAAGCGACATTGTAGCCGTTGACAAAGGTTTCGTCAGTGTTAGAGGCAACCCCCACTGATCCATAGCACCTTGGAGAGAACGGACTATACTTAAGAACATCAGGTGTAACAACACCATCGGTGCTGCTTTGGCTTTCCATCTGGGATTGGCTGGCTTTAGCGACCTTTGCTTGGGTCACGTTAGCATTGGCAATCTTTGCCGTCTCCACAGCGTTGTTCGCAAGTTTTGCCGTTATTACCGAATTGTTGACAAGTTTCGAAGAATCTACGGAAGTGGCCGCTAGTTGAAACGCCGTGACCGAGTTAGTAGCCAGCTTGGTGGATGTTACGGCCCCGTCGTCAATCTTGTCTGTTGTTACCGCATCGGTGGCTATCTTATCAGAGATCACTGCCCCATCGGCAATACCAGCCGAGGTTACACTTTGGATTCCCGCACCGGTGTCGGCGGCATCCTCAACCATCTCTTGGGCGGCAAATAGTCCTTGCTTGTAGGCGGTATCGAGGTCGCCTTCACTTAACACTGCGCCGGCCTTGAAGTCGATCAAAGGGACAACCGAGGTGGTCCGATAGATTCTTATCTTTGACCCGGAGTCACCGAGTTGGCTGATCTTTGTTAACTGGCCCCAAGAGGAGCTTGTGCACGTAACAGTCTGTGTATCAAGGTCTACGGTGAAGTCCGTGTCTTTGATAAGAACGACTTTTTGGTTGGTGATGGAGTGGACGCCGACAACCGTTAGATCATCAACGCTTAAGACTTCAAACCCATAGGTAAGACTTTGAGCGGCGGTGGATACGGCTTCGGATATATAAAAGGATAGTCCGTTTGTAGGCATAATGGTAAGGATGTGTTATAAGGTGGGAATAGGGTTTCTAAGTTGTCTTTGTTGATTCTTAAAGTTCCCGACAAGCTGTTGAAGGTCAGGAAACTCAGAAATAACTTCGCGCTTGGCAAAGCGCCGGTATCTAGAAATAACTTTTTTGGTTAAACTGACACGCGGGTCTTCAGATACCGTCAATCCAGCTTCACGCCCCGCAAGATAGTTCTTCTCGACCGTTTTAAATTGGTTCGATTTAAACAGACCCTTCAGTGCTGCTCTTAGGTTACGCCCGTTGAGTTCGAGTGTTGATGACAATTCAAGGAACCGGTCGTAGGCTTGGTGGCCTTTTTCGTTATAGAAAGTCCTCATGTCCGTATCGCCATGGTTAATGTAATTTGCGGACGGCATCGAAAACCCGTATAACATCTCTTCAATCTTTGCATCTACAATGTCATTTCGCTGGCTTGAAATGTAGATAGGATTGACCATACCTGCTACTCCAAGTGGGTTCTGCTTATAGACCGCCTCGCCAAGGAACGTCCGTTTAGGTGGGATGTTTTCTTCTGCAATCGGAAGTTTCCGCATAATAGCGTCCACTATGCTTCGGTTTTCCCGGATCAAGATTTCCCCGTCGGTATTTTTAATCTTATCTAAAAACATTGGAACAGCCATTCCCGATCCGATATCTTTCAAGGTCTTTGGAATATAAGTCTCCGGCTCTGAAAAGATTTGAAGCACGTTGTTAAGGCCGCGTAGGAATGACTTGTCGGTCATGTTCTCTGCTATCGTAAACGCGAGTCCAGACATGGTTTCGGATAGGTCATTCTCAGTGTCAGGATTCATATCCGCATACTCTGCAATGTCTGCTACAATCCCGATCATGGTGGCAAACGGATCCACGCGCTGGTAACTGTAATAGGTTTTGTTACCTTCATCATCTACTGTTACAAAAGAGTAGGGTTGCCATCCGGTCGATTCTAAGGCGCGGCGTTCGGCTTTGTTTCTTGGCCCGCCTCCGGTGACGAAGTCTCTGTTGTTACTTGCATAGTAAGCTAACGCACCTGTCGAGGCCACTGCTGTCGCAATACGACCACGGTATGCTGCTTGTTCAATCGGGTCCATTTTAGAGAACTCTAAACGAGCATCTCTACTTCCTTTAAAGATACGAGGAGCTATGTCCTCAAGGAATACTCCCGGAAGCGTTCGACGCCATCCAAATCTAAGAACTTGCATCGGCGTATTAACAAACGGAATAAGAAACTTTGTTAACGGAATATGGTCTCTTAATTGGTTTAGGATGTCTGTGATTTTTCCAGGTTCTCCTGTAAACGTAGATTCCCTTGCAAACGCTTCGGCTTTACGGGCTAGGATATCCATTTCACCGAGATCAGGACTCAGTTCCGCGAGCTTGTCCGACATATACTGTGCGTGTTGACGCCCGATAGCAGCGGGATCAGTTTCATCGAAACCTTTTTCCAACGCTTGTTTTGCATACGATTTCATCATACGCTCTTGAGAATACAGTGAACCATCCTCATTATACATCTTACGGACCTTTTTATCTACATAAGCAGCAAGTTCATCGCCACTTAAGTTTTTACCAAGAGCTTCCAGCTTGTAGTGTGTATGTAGATAGTTATCGACCGCAAGACTTTTGTTAATAACATCAACTGACCCATTAATACGGAAGGGAAGTCGAGTCAAAAAGTTAATGGTATTCATAATTGGTGCAATAGGCTCCGAAGTAAGAAACTTGTTTTTAAAGTTACTTGTGTGGAAAGCACCGAGAGATTCGCCAGCGGCGGCAGGGTCCATTGATCTCGCCCCACCCAAGAGTGTTTCCGTATCGGTTTTAATTGCCATGTTACCCATGTGCAGCGCTTTCTTTAGACTTCCGAAGAGAGAGTCCATGCTCATGGTTGCCTTAAGGAGGTCAGTGTTTCCCGAAAGAGCCGCTCCGGTTGCACGTTCCAGTTTCATCAGGCTGCGTGATAATATCGGCGATAGCCCGTTTAACACAAACGAAGGCGGACCACTGAGGATGTTGCCCATGAAAAACTGCAATCCAGCGTCTAAGAACTTGGTCCATCCTGACCGTTGTGTCAGTTTCGCTGCGGCGTGTAGAACCGCTTCTTCCCGTCCATCTTGAGCCGCTAGGTATAACCGTTTTGCAAAGTCTCGGGCACGTCTTGATCCGAGGTTCTGGTCTACGAATTTGTCATACAAACTCTTTGTTTTAATGTCGCTGACCTTTAATCGTTGATTCAGACGCTCGCTTTGGTTTCGAAGCTTGTCGAGGAGCTGCTCTTTTTGGAAGTTGGTAATCTTTCCCTTCTTACGAAGCCCCTTAATGTCCTTGCGTAGTTGTTGTAGTGTTTCTTGGACTTTTAGATCTTCTTTAAGATCCTTTAGCTGTTTCTTAAGTGCATCAGTTCTTGGGTCAACTTTCGGTTGTGTTTCCAGCTCTGACAGCTCTTTTGTCCGTGCTTCAAGGTCGCTTTCAAGTTTAGTAATCTTCTCCGTTTGACTCTTAATCGTATCGTCGTCTTTTGTTATCCGCGCTTGTAGCTCTTCCTCGGAAATCGATTCAATGTCGGTTTCTAGATCTTCTTTAAGCTGAGCACTTTCTTCTTCCAACTTTGCTCTTACATCCGCATTCTCCCGGTTCTCTTTGAGGAACGCTTCCCCATCAAGTGATGTCTTGTATTTGTCTTCTAGCTTTGTTGTTAACAAATCAAAGGCCTTACCAATGTTCCGTGTCTGGCGCTGCGCCAATAGCTTACTTGCTCCCGTTCCAAGAACAGAGTTATAAGCCATGTAGTTTCGAAACTGAGCATTGGCATCGGCAAGCTGCATTTCGAGTTGTTGTAGACGAACTTCATCCATCCCAGAGTCCATCCCGTCTGAGATTGTTTTTGAAATCGAGATCTGCTTACTTTTTGCGGCGTTCATGCCTTGCATAGTGACCTGTTGACGAATCATTAGATTGCTAAAGGTCTCCATGACTTCGGGGTTATTTAGGTCGGCAGTCCTGAGAATACGTAAGTAAACATCGGGATCTCCTCCATATACCTCTGCCCGTGCGATAGCTTCCGCAATCTGACCTTCCACATCTGCGGGCTCCATGAACCGAGGTGTGCTTTGTTGAAGTTGATCGGCGGTTTTCTTAACCAACTCGTCAATTTCTGTGAACTCGGACGCATCGCTCAATTCTTTTAGAATACGTGCGCTACTAGAAAGAGCCTGTTCGCCGCCGATGGCGCAAGGGTTGGATGATGTCGCTTCTGGCATGGTAGGATAATATAAAAGGTTTTGTTAACAATCTGGGTATTTCGCAAGCGCACTGTCTGGATCAATCTCTGTGCGTCCTCCTCCTTGTTGATTGATCTTGGTATTGTTGAGTTCGTCTTGAATTTTACGGAAAGCCTTGGGCATTGCCTTGATTATGTTCATCTCCATTTCAAGTCCTTGCTTTGTGGCGATTCCGCTTTCAATGATGCTTTCTTTGAGTTCTTCAGCCGCTTTTGTATATTCTTTGGTAGCTTCGTCAGTTCCGTCTAACCGGCGTCCACGCTTCAACGTCTTGGCGCCTTTGATTAACACTCCACCAATCCCGGCCAAAGCTCCTCCTTCAAGAACATTCTTCATGCGTCCTTCAAACTCGTTATCAGATTCATCGGACGATAGATACTCTGTGATAGCGTTTCGCGTTACTTCGTGTGATGCAAGAAAGTCACTTAGTCTTTCTTCGTGTGCGTCGAAGGCGATGAAGTCCGCACTAATTCCGGTGGTTAAGGTCTTGGTTGTTTTAAGGAGTTTGTCTGATGCGCCAAGAAGTTTTGCGCCTTTACCAACCAGACCCGCTACTCCAAGACCTGGAATCAATCCCAATCCGAACTGTGTTATTCCTTCGACAAGTCCTCCTACCAGTGAGTCAGGGCGTTCCAAGGTTCGCTCGGACCACTCGTCTGGTAACATGTCACCGAAAGCAAAATCAGCGAGACCAATAACGGATCGACCAAACCCCTCAAAACCTGCCGCAACACCAGTAAATAGTTCTTCAAAGAAACCGGGATCGTCGTCTTCCTGTTGGGCTTGATTTCGGGACGCGGCTTGATCCAAGTGATAATAGTCAGGGTCAACATCGGTATAGCTGCGTAACGGTTGGTTAGTTGGGTTCAGGAATCGGTCCTGTTCCATCAGGGATTGCGTAGGAAAAAGGCTCATTTGTTATTCTTGTTCGTCTTTGTCTTTCTCGGTATCTAGCTTTTTGAAGTCCATGAAGCCATACTGTTCGATGACGGATTTCTGTTTGTTAAGGAAGGACTGAATCTCAGGAGATTCTGCGGTTGATCCTTCCGGTGCGTGTCCGTATTCCGTTGCAATGAAGATTAAGTCTTCGAAGTCGTTCTTACGGACCGCTTTGTAAACGGCGTTAACATTAAAGATGCGAGTCTCAGGTGCGTCCGGTGTCAGGAGATCGGCACCATAATTGATAAACGTCCGTATTTTAGTAGGTCTCGAAAACAACCCCTCGGATCTTAAGGCGTAGGATTCACTCAACCCTTTGTTAGTTCTAAGTATTTCCATGGGTAACCCAGTGGCTCGACTTTGTTGAACTTCCCACAACCGAGCCGCAGGCCTCATTGATGCATCTTTTTCGAATATAAGCTGGGCACGGCGACGTTTCGCGTCTGCGCTATATTTCGTCTTAAGCCATGTCTGGTTAAATTCGCGGCGTTCCGCTTCAGTGTTAGACTTACGCATTTCTTGAACTGCTTCCGGGTCTTGGATCATTTTCCACGCATTGTCAGTATCTACGGTTTTTATGTGCTCCACATCGAAATAACCAAAATCATCGGCTACGGTGGACTGTCGTCGTTCATACGTAAGTTTCCCATCCTGTAACGGATAACCTGATTCTCCGAGTCTTTCCCTCCGTTCAGCTTGGAGAACCTCGGGCGGCTGCGTTACCGCAGATGTTGTTGAGCCCATGGGTGTCACTCCTTCCACATACCCGCTCACCTTTGCAAGTTCTTTGATGCGGGCTGTTATCGCATCTTTGTAGGCTTCGTTGTAATCCTCTACAATCTCGTTTCGAATCTCATCGGTTACCGCTAGTTGTCCGTCTCGGAAGGCTCGGAATTTATCGCCAATGGCTTCTCTAACAGCTTCTTGGTGCGCTGCTTCGGGAATAACAAACAGATCAGGGTCTAATGTGCGGCTCGATTTCCCAGTTACAGGGTCTACGGTTTTCTTAACAAGATATTCATACTGTCCGCTAATGCCATATTCTTCGGCTCGTTTTGAGAGCGTCTCATCATCAGCCGTGCTTTGTTGTGTTACAAATTTCTGTGAACCTAAGCCAGACTGTCGCTTGAGCCGTTCATACATTTGCGAGGTCTCAATGATATTTAGTGCATCAATGCGTCCTTCTTTTCGCGCCTGTAAATCCGCGATTTCACCGTCAATGTTTTTAAGCATTTGCTCTCTTTCAGCCGCGCTTAAATCCTCCTGCATTGCGTCTCGGATTTCGGTCCTCAGAGTTGTTAAGTCCTCGACCGCTTTGTCAAAATCAACCGGTGCAGCGTTAAGGTCCTCGATTACTGGGCCGGATATTGTATCAACTCGACTGATTGAAAGTTCTGCTAACTTATTCTGGTCAATATCTTTGCGGTTCTTGCCGACTTTAAGATCATCTTCGTATTGCTCCAGCATTGCTTCGGTTCGTGCTAGAGTATCAATACCGTCTTTGAACTGCCTAAACGTCTTTCCATCTAACATCAAGGTGCCGTCAT